TGCAGCTACAGCCACTGCTGCTGATACAAGTGCTTCAGTCATGTTGAGTCATTAAACGACAGAGCTTTTCTGGGTAGATTGGATCTGTCGCATAACCCTCTGCCTTCAGAAGATACGCACAGTCCTCACGTGTTGAGGCTCGGTTAACACCTTTGTAGCCTTTATAGTCTTTGTACCACTGGTCAACTAGGTGTTTAACGCAGTCGTAGGGTGTTGCGAAATCTTTGAAGGTTGCTTTGATCGTTACAGGACCATTTCCGTAGTCCTCCCAAGTAGTTTTGAGAGTTCCAGGAGTTCCTTTAATACCAAAGTAGTTGTTTTTACCGCTTACTGCGGATCCGTAGGCACTTTCTAGTGCCCATTGTGCTGCCACTACCTCAGGAAACTTGGCTCCAGCTGCAGCGGCGGCTGCTTCAATCCCATCCCACGTATTAGAGAACGTAGTAGAGGGAGCTTTAGGAGCAGGCAACCGCCATAACTGTACCCATTCCTGAGAATCAGAAAGACCCTCCTCTCCCAAGAGCTTTTCAAGGGATTGGAGGGCTTTGATTTGGTTTGGCAGACCCTTGTAGTACTTGACTACATCAGTCAGCCGGATTGTCATTGCTTCGGAAAGAGACCGTTTTCAATAAATTCGACAGCTTGATCGTCGATAGTGTTGTCGGTAGACTCAGAGAGCTTACGGAGCAAGTCAACAATCAGACGTTTAACCTGAGTGGAGCCAAGAAAAGCAAAAAGAATAGGGCGAATAAGGTCAATCATTGTTCTTAGAAGGTAATAGTGTCATTGCCACCGCTAAACGTCACAGAAGCGCCTGTAGACGCTCCTGAGAACACGATGGTGTCATCAATCAAAGAGTCAGTTACAACGCTGTCAGAGCCGCTTACAGGCTCATCTGCGGGTGCAGATTCAAACGGACCACGAGGCCACGGGAACAACCCGTTAAAGTCTCCAGTAATGACGGCAAACAGCTGATCAGTGTCAGTAGTACCGTTAATCATGACTTCACGGTTATCAGAGACAACACGTACAGCAGATCGGTAGTCAAGAACTTCTTGAGGAACAGCTTTACCTGTCTCTGCTTGACGGACAACGTACCAGTCGTATTGACTGAGAAGTGAACCAGCAGTTTGCTTAGTAGTACCTACCCACTGCTCTACAAGTTGAGTGTGATCCTTAGGATTCTGGGGTCCCCAGTAGAAACGTTGGTCATAATAAGGGGTAACGACGTCAGGAGTCTCCACGATGCCAAGCGCATCACGATCTTCTTTAGTGCTCAAACGCAGCCAATTACGTGGAAACTGACGTCCATCTTCAGTTGTAAACGCCTTATCAAGGCGCAAAGTTTTTCCGTTAAGAGTGTACATAGTTATTAATTGTAATTAGCGTGCGCGGGCGTACTTGAAGGGATTTTCGCTAAAGGCTGCCCAGATGTAGGTATTGCCATTTTGGTTGTAATCCAATACTGTACGGATAGGACTGAATCCATTTGAGTACAAATCAACCATATCGTAAGCTGGTGTGCTTTCAGCATTTGATAGGTTAGGAAAAAGTCTTGGACCTTGAGCGTTATACCCTTTCCTAGCTACATCGTGGAGAATCCAATTCGAGCCGCCAGTTGAAGTGCATTTAAGCATTAACCATTTCACCCTAAAGCCGGTATATACGAAAGGCGGGCTTGTACTTGATCCGTTGCCGGTGTAGCTGCCGAAGGCGCTGTACCCCTCAACTGGGGCGAAGCAGTAGGCGACAAAATTACTGCCGCTGCCATTGACTTCTGCTCCAACACCAATTCCAATAACGTCGGATGTTGATGCGTCTTTGAAAAGGTAACCAGCGCCAAGGCTGCCTTGTGCCCCAGTCGAGTTCAAAATTATGTATTTGTTGTTAGTGCCGGATGCGGGTGGATCGCCAAATGTCGTGTGCCACACAGCCCAGAAACCAGAGGCGGTTCGTTTTTTAACGATGACCATTGCTGGTTTTACGCCAAGCCCGTGTCCAACAGTGAAATTGTCGTCAACATTTGAATAACCAACTCCGCTATAAGTAACAATAGAGAACCCCGCCGAGATGTTGGCGCGGACGGTGCTGGTTATGCTGCCGCTGGTGTTCGTCGCGTTTGATGTGCCCGCGTCCCAGCACCAGCTTACAAATGCGTAGGTGTTTCTATTGAAATTATCGTCGCTACCGACACTAAATCCATCGGAAGTAAAGGCTGTTAAAGACTGTGCGTATGTAAGCTCAGAATTAGTGTCATTTGGCAGCAACCATTTTGTTGCGCCTCTAACGGTATCGGTAACAGCGTGATTGTCTTGATACCCGCGGTTCTTTATCCAAACAAGATCCGGGCTGAAACCCAATCCGCTAATTGTCTGGCTGCTGCCATTACCCGTATAGAGCTTCACATCCATAACGGTGGATGGGTCTTCAATCGTCGGCGTGTCGAAGTTGGCGGTGCAGAGTGCCTTGAAGCCGCTGGGGGCGCTAGTGTTGGCGAAGGCGCGTTGGCCGAAGTTGATTGACGAGGTGTGACCTGTATCTCTAATGGAAAACGCGGGGAAATAAGGACCAGACGTTAGTCCGGTAAATGCTGCGGTTCCACTATTTTGGACGGTGCCGTTTTTGTAAAAATAAAGGCTTCCGGCATCAGCATCAAAAGCCACGCCAATAACATCGCCACTCGTGTAGCTGTTGCCGTAGCTGCTACCGCTTGCGCTGTTAAGCTTTTGCCCGTTAATGCCGCTATAACCCCATCCATAGGCGTCGTTCCCGACGTACTTGTCATTGGCAATACTGGCGGCGCCAGTTGCTATGCCAAGGATCGTCTCTGTGTCAGTAACTGTTGTTTCCCAATACCACTTACCTGACGTAACACCAATGGTGCCACGGATCATCTGCCAGTTACCTGTAGTACCAGCGTGAGTAAAATCTAAATTGCCATTTGACGTGGTGATATTGGCTTTATCTAGCGGATTCAACGTCGCATAATTCCCCGGCACTTCACCGCCCGCGCCAGTGTCATCAGCCGTGTCGCCGTTCGTGGGCGAGTCGCGGAGGGAGTCAATATTGCCTTCTGAAGAACTGATTAAACGAGTGCCGTCAACGTCAATTGCTGCAATAGTTGCAGAATATCCTGCACCAACAGCAGGACCGAGAGTGGAGTCAATAGAAGTCAGCGTCCCAGTTAAGGAAAAATCCGCATAATCGCTTGAATTACTATTGACGTATGATCCGCCGTTAATCCTAGCTTTTCTTACGTTTGCACCTCCTCCAGCATTAAAATAAACACGGACTGTGGATGACACAGTAATCGGGTTATTACTAAAGTCGAGAGATAGGCTTACTGCTCCTTCTGAACTTCCTGAGGATCCGGAGTAAGCAAATGTTGCTAAATTACCATCCCACGCGTTGGCGTAGTTGACAACACCACCAGTGCCAGTAGCAGATACCCTTGTAACGTAAGAAGTTGCTGTCGCTGTAATGTTATTAACCGTCCAATCGTTGCTGCCAGCGGCGTCATAACCCAGTGCGGCTGCGCTGCTGTTATCCGCAAAATCCAAATGGAACGAATTGCCGGGATAGCTGCCGGTGTATTCAATCGGCTGCCACACGCCGTTGTCGTCAAACTCCCCGAAGCTGGTGGGGTCTAGCGCTTGACCGTCGATGAAGTGAACGTCGGCTAGGTAGCCGTCGAAATAGCGAGCAGAGTTGAAACAATTCCTGGCTATCTCATGTAATGCTGCTTGATTGATGCCGTAATCTTGATTGGAAACCCCGCTCCGGTTATCAGTGCCAAAAGCGGTAATCTCGGAGCCATTGACATAAATCTTTGCCTTTGCAGCATCTGTGCCAGCAGTAGCGTCAAACGCAAAGACTACATGCATCCAAGCCGATACATCACGATAAACCGCATCGGTAATAAGTATGTTTGTTGTGGCAGTACCTAGCGATAATTTGTGATTACTATCAAAATACAGAGCCATAAACCCTGTATTGCTGTTGGTTGTACCGCCGCTAAATAGGAACTGATCGTTGCCTGTTGACAGCGAGGCTCGCTTAACCCACCCCGACCAAGTCCACGTCTTGCGGTTGCCAGCAGATCCGAAGGTTTTACTGAGGTGGGCGCTGTCGGCTGAGTTGAACCGCAGCGAACGTTCGATCTCGTAGCCAGCGGCGGCACCGCCAGAACCGGCGGCACCTGCTAGAATGTTATTAAATACTGCCATATCAATAGTTCCCCGTCCAGACTACTTGAATCTCACCAGAGGCACGAATCACATAGTCCACACGATCGGTCTTAGAGTTAGTAGCGGTGATCGTGGGTGCAGTACCACCAGAGAACAGGAATGCAGCTGCCCAACCACCAACGGTGAAAGGACCACCAGAACTAGGTTGTGCAATAAAGATAGAACCAGACTGACCAGCAGTTGCATTAGATGCAGTAACGCTAGTAAGGTTCTCGCTTAGTTCAATATAGAAGTTATTAGAAGCATCAAAATCAACTGCCAAGACACCAGAAGAACTGGTAAGCGTAGTGATTTCACCGCGTTGACCTGCGGTAAAGGTTTGGGTAACGTCGGTGACTGCGTTGTCAGCGTCGTAGCCTTGAACGGTTACACCGATGTCAGCATCTTTTAGAATGGTTGCATCATATGCTTCAACAGTTACACCGATGTCACTATCGACAAGAATGGTGTTACCAGCGGGAAGGTTAGCGTCATACGCTTGAACCGTTACACCAATAGCAGCACTTGTAAGTGCATTGGTATCAACGTAGTTCTTGGTTGCAGCATCTTGTGCAGCAGTAGGATCAGCAAGAGATGTAATCTTATTACTGTTAGCGTCAAGATCAGCAGCAAGTTCAGGCGTAGCATCTGACAGCAAATCAAACGCAATAGAACCAGTTGGAATAGTAACAAAACCAGTTTGCTGATCTACAGTGAAGTAATCACCAACTTTAAATTTACCGTTGTGATCAGTTGTAGCAGTCCAAACTTTACCGTCATTAAGTTCAACAACTTGGTTAGCTTCAACAGGCACACCACCATTCTCAGGCAATGCAGTGTAGTTTGTACCAGAACCAACATACTCCATCGTGTGACCGCTAGAAGCGATCATAGAACGAAGGTAGAAAGAAGCAGTAGCAGGAGCTGTTACAGCACCGTTAAGACCAAGGTTCTCACTACGGTTAGTAGGATTAGGACGGCTAATCGTTACATCCCATCCAGCACCGTTAGCAGTTGCAGAAAGAATAGGATAAATAATACTATTCAATTCAACAAGCATGTTGGGCTGTGGACGGGTTGTAGTACCGTGCCACGAAGCATCAGCAGTAGGAGCACCAATAGTAAAGGTGGTGTCACCATCGTTAGTGCTACTAGAAAGTGTTGCGGTAAAAATAGCAGTTGTAGACTTACCGTCAGCAACCAAAGCACGATTACCAAAGTCCGTCGTAGAAGCAGCCAGGTTAGCCTGACCACCATTCAACGCTTTGATATGGTACGTGTTGAAGAATGCATAGCTACTAGTGCATTGTGCGTAGCCATTATTAGTAACAAGAATACCAGGACCATTCAATCCAACGTGAGTGTAGCTGTCACACACCATTGAACGAAGCGGTGAAGTGCTGTCAACAACAGAACCGTCAATCAACAAACCACCACCAGTTGGTGCAGAATCGGTGTCACCACCAGCTCCACCAGCAGGATTAATAACATTAATGTTGCTGTTATCAATCTCACTATCAGAGAAGTTAGTACAATTCTGAATGTACGGAGATTTACGAATAACTGCACCTGGATAGAATGCAGCGTTCCAACCTTGGTTAACAGGCAGTTCAGCGTCAACAGAGTTACCTGCTGCACCGCTAGCCTTCATACCAGTCAACGTCAGGTTAGCAATGTATGAACCGCTGTTAACACGGAACATAACACTTTCTTCAGTAGCAACTGTAGGATGTACAACACAGCTACGAAGGGCTTGACCAATAATAGAAACGTTAGACTTTTGAATGTCAATAGGACATGTTTCTTGGTATGTACCAGGAGCAACTACAACAACACTTCCATCACCAAAGGCAGCATCAGCGTTGATTTGGTTAACAGCTGCTTTAATAGTTTGCTTAGGACCACTAATACGGTGACCATCGTTAGAGTCGTTACCGTTAACAGAGTCAACATAAACAACTTTTGGAAGGTTAGTAAAGGTACCACCAGAAGCAATACCAATCCAAGAAGAACCATTCCAAAGAGAAAGAGTTAGGTCAGGATCATTTTGAAGCCAAGTTTTACCTACTGGCCAGTCTGTTCCGCTTGGAGTACTCGTTTGTACCAGAGTGTCAAATCGGCGTGAAGCAGCATGAGTCGTAGGAATACGATTATCGCTATCCCAAGTAGGAGACCCAGCAACTTCCTCAGCATAAGTGAGAATGTCTTCATCTTTAATCCGATCAAGATCAACTGAACCTGCACCAATACCTACGACAATCTGTCCACTACCTGGACTGTTATCAGTAATGGTGATACCATCAGATCCGTCAATATCAAGGGTCAAAGCGTTATCAACTTTACTATCAATACGTTGATCAATAGATTGAGTAGTAGCAATCTTAGTGTCATTACTGACCCAAGCATCAGCAGAATAAATCGTGTTATCAAAACGATCCCAATAGTAATCCTTCAGATATTGATCAACATCATCAGGAATACCTTGGCAGTTAGCCTCTTGAACGGCATAACGAAGTTGTTCAAAGTTCTTATTCAGGTCGTCTGAACGGATGGCAGATCCTGGATTAAACAACGCACGAATGTCGTCAACGTTAGTAATCCGACGGATTTTAACATTGTCAACAGCGGTTTCACCAGGATCTGTCGGGGTAGCAGGAGCAGGGGGAGCAGTGCTAGTAAATTCTACAATAGTAGGGTTAGCATCCGTGATTTGCCACGGATAGGTAGCGTCAGTTGTGAGTACCTCGTCGTATTCTTTTGTGACTTGATTCCAGAAATAAACGTGAATCTCAGATTTAAAAATGTATGGGAAATCAAATGAGAACTGTGTTTTAGTTCCATTCCCCGCTTGAATTGTTTGTACGTCAGAACATGACATGATTGTTTATTGTAAAGTTACTTACGTTGTAAATCGGCGGTGGATTGAATATCAGGAATAATTCCCATACGAGATTGAGTTTCCTGTTGTTGTGCTGCTAATTGACGTGCTTGAATAGCAAGTTTCATATCAGCATTAAGTTCAGTAAAAGCTTGTTGTTCTGCTTCACGTTTTGCTACTCCCAATTCATAATGAATATTATCATAATGTTTGAGAGACACTTCATCTGAGCGGACTCCACGCAAACGTGCTTCCTTAATCTCATTGATGGTGTTACGTGCCTTAGCAGTATTCATGATGTTTCTAACACGCTTCTTAAAGTACTCTTGCTCACCCATCAACCGGAACAGCTCTGAACGCTCTTTAGAATCCAATTCAACACCATCTTGCTTTTTAAAGGCAGAAGTAAGGTCAAACTCGATTTCTTCTAAGAACTTTTCTTCAGGGCTTTGTCCAGGATAAATCTTAATAGGTGAAACAGCGTTTACAGCTCGTTGCAATAGAGTGTACTTATTAGGAACTTTACCAGTTACTGGATTGTAAAGATAAGGAAGACGGTTGACAGGATCCATTATGCCAACCAATTGATTACGGTTAGCAATTTGAGAAAGAATACCTTCCTCTACAATCTTCAAACCACCGTCCAAGGTACGACCCATTTCATTACGCAGACCAGCCAAAGGACCAAGAGCATTTAAGTGACCTGCAGCGAACCTGTTAAAGGCAGCAGGGTTTTTGGAAAGAATTTCTACCAATGGACGCAGCGAAGAGGTAAGAGCCTGATCAGTCAAAGAACCACCAAGAATAAATGAGAGTTTCTCAAAGGTGTTCTCAGTGTATGCCTCACCAAGCATGTCAAAGTTATCAGCAGCATTCACTACCATTGCTACCCAGTTGGCAAGACCAGGACCAAGAATGGTTTCATAACTAAACCGTTTATCACCAATTTTAATGGTACGGCGCTCCCAATCACTGTTCTGCTCACGCGAACGTTGTGCAGTACGATCATAGAAACCGTCACCAGTAATATCAATCTGATTCAAGAACATACCACTAACAATGGTACCAGTGATAAAAGTACCAATAGCTTTTTTACCAAGGGTTTTGTTCTTAAGATCAACTATCGTATCCAGTTTCAGCATGTCGTCCATCTGACTGGGGTTGTACCCACGGTTAGTGAGCAACTGATCCATCAATTCAGGATTACCAGTCAAATCATCAAGAGATGTAAATGCCAGCTCTTGAACATCTTTTTGGAAGCTCTTCAAAGGAAGGGGCATGTAGTCATCCAGTTGTTTGACCACGTTTGCCATAGTAGTGGGGAACAGGAAGAACATCCTAGCTGCAGGAACATGTCTCAACAATTCATCCAAACCTTTAACCATATTGGTATCAAGGTTTAGTGCAATTTCAGAGTTATTGTATTTAACAGCATTATCTGTAATAATACCGTTGGTATCAAACATGTTGTTGTATTCAAGATCAGCTAGCTTCTTAATTTCAGAAGGCTTAGCTTCTTTACCAAGACGTTTCAGTTCACTCATTGCACGGAAACGTGAATGAGCATTAGCCAAGGTAGCGTTAGTCCATCCGTCAAAACCAGTAAATGCATTAGGAACAAGCCTAAATACAGGATCAGCAGCCATGTGCTGCATGGTTTCGTATTGATTAATTAGGTACGTAAGACCATGATTACCTTGAGCTGCTTGTTCCTCCGCAACCTTTTTGTAAGCATTGAGCTTCTCTTCTTGCTTTAGTACAAGGTCCAAACGTGTTTGACTTTGAACAGAATTAGGATTCTGAGATGCCTTCATAAATAGCTTACCAGCATAAGGTAGCGCTTTACGTTGGGTTTCAAAGATTGAACTGTATGCCATCCAACCACGTTGAATAGAGTCCATATCACGACGCAGTACAGCACCTGCAAAATAAGAAACAGGTTCAGCAATGATACCGCCAAGGTTACCGTACAGTGCAGACATTGCTGTGCCAACTGATGACAGCATAGAGTTGAAGTAATTACCTCTTACTGCTTGGGCAAGGATATTAGGAGCATCAGGATTACCATCAATAAGTGGTCTCCAACGTGTAAAACTATTGAGAATATCTTCGTTAAGTTTAGAGATACTGTTGATCTTACCATCAGACAGTTCATACAACTCCATCAAAGCTTCAGCAGTTTTGGGATGGTTATTCTTCAAATAATCAAGACTTTCACCAAATACCTCTACTTCACGTTGGATGCTGTTAAGAACTTGAGGAAGCTCATCTTCACTAATTGCAGAAGCAGGAGGTGTTTGTCCACGAGACAAAAGCTTTTGGAACAGGTTCTTGGTAGAACGTTTCTTATCAGCGTAGTACCTAGTAATACCTTGCAGTTTCATTAGATACATCAGGTTCTCTTTGATACGATCTTGAGCACCTGCAACGGATCTAGAACCAGCGTTAATACGGACACCTTCTGCAATGTCAGAAACTTGTCCAGCAAGAGAAGTAGCAAGATAACCTTGAGTTCTGGCAATATCCATACCAGACAACCCTTCACTCATAGTGCTTATAGCACGGAAGAGTTTAGAATAACCTTCTTCGGCTACATACTCAGCACCTTCTTTTGTTTTAACAATATAAGGATCAAGAACTTCACGAAGCTCCTTAACACCCATAGAGGGGTCAAACAGCTCAACAGCAAGGTTCTCGCCTTGTTTAACAATATCGTCAAACTTAATAGACCAGTTTGCAGCCTCTACACCGTATTCATCAGCGTCTTTGAGTTGTTTCGTCAAACCAAGAACAAGCTCTTCAGATGCAGTAGGTGTACTAACAGCGTATGAAATAGCAGGAGGGCTTGCTACAGAACCAAGACGACCATAAACTGTGTCGTAGTTCTTAGCAATACGTACCGCATCTACACTGGCTCCAACAATACCAAAGTCGTCAACACTGCGTTGTCCAATCTCATTCCAATCGAAGAGATCATGCACACCTTTAAGTGCAACGTCCATGTCTGGATTGTTAGACAGGTTATACATACCTAGCTCATCAAGAGCATCCTCTTGTTTAAGAGCATATTTAGTAAGGTCGTCTAGATCGTCAGCAGCAGGTGTTGCTGCATCAATCCACGCTTGTGCCTTTGAAGTTTTACCAACTAATTTGGGAGGGTTAGAAAAAACATCTTTTACTTCACCAATAGCAGCACCAAACTTACCAGCAGCAGCCACAAAAGGAATTATAAAACCTAGAGACAGGTCTTCATTAATACTTTTCTGCCGCTTAATGTCAGGGCTGTCGCTATCTAGAGTTGCCCAGTTATCAGGAATAAAATCCCATTGAGGAGGCAAGGCTTTTTTAACGGTGCCCATCAGGTTGTCGCCGGTTTCATACTGGCTACTGGCTAGACCCACAATGGCTCCAGAACCTGCTTCAACACCACGAGAACCGAGAAACCTCATAAATGCAGTGTTGCCCAGGGACCAGCCTACACGCCCTTGTAAAGCTGCGCCTGCTCGCATACCAATGTTTTGTAGACCCATTACAGGTCCTACGATGGCTGCAATATCACGCACAGTCTGTGCTACACCGTTTTCGTATTTAGTAGCCTTAGGAATTTGAATTTGACTTTTAGGTAGGAATCTATTAACTAGATCAGCACCAAAGTCAAGAAAACCAGTGGGAACCGCTGTTATCATTTCAAGAATCCCTTTGGGATCTTCAGCAAAAGTTTCTAGTTCACCACCAACACCACCGCCAAGTTGACGACGGTTCCATTCTTGCCTACTCATGCCTTGAGCGGCATAGTAAGAATAATCTTTACGAGGATCAAAGGGCTCTCCCGTAGGAGTAGCAGGAGCTTGTTGTTGCGGTTGTGATACTCCCGTAGGAGTCGGTTCTGGTGGAGGAAGAGCAGCAGCTTGCTCAGCTTGTAGCATCTCTGCATCAAGGGCTTGCTGCTGCATTTGAGCTTCTTTTACGCGCTCTTGAATCTCTTGCATAGATTCTTGAGTTTGTGTAGCTGCTCTCTCTTCTTCAGTTAGAACGTAATCCGCTTCAAGATCTCCGAAGCTCAAATTACTCATGTGTTTAATTAGTTAGGTCTGTATTCGAAATGACCCCCGTGGGAGCCTGGATAATCAATTAAATACCAGCCATATTTAGCACCGTATTTACGTATCCAATTACGCGATTTTCCATGAATATCTACTGCATTACCTCTAAGATGAGGGCTTCCTGAAGCTCCACCAACACGTCTATTGTGTGTAGTGCTTCGCTGAGAACTTGCAATATCTTTTGAATTAACCATACCATTGGAATCCCGAATCATTTGATCAAAAGCTACAAGAGCAGATTGATCTAAAACAACAGGTCTACCGTAAGTATCGTTCAACCCCTTTATTGTGTAGCCTTCACCAGTTACAGCCGTGGTTGTTCTAAAAGTAGAACGCATGTTACCCGGATCACGTAACGGCGAGCCTGTAATTTCTGCTGCTCCTCTCATAATCGTAGTAGGACTAGGATTATTAAAGAACAACGCACGAGTTTCAGAACGTGCATTGTTGATTGCTTTGAGGCTAGCATCAAGGCGCAAGGGAGGAATTTTATTAGGGTTAACTTTATTGTGAGCAGCAATAGCTGCATTAGTTGCTTCTAATTCTGTAATACCAAGAAGTCGTGCTGCTTTAATTATTTGAGGTGTGAACCGCAACACCTGCCCAGTCATGTTAGATTGGGAAATATGACGCAGTTCAATCTCATTTCCAAGCAACCCAGGACTTTCCAAAGCATTAATACCGACAGCTCCAATGGTTGAGATCAATGTATTCATAGCCTCATCCTTTTGAGCAGCGGTTTTATTTTTTAACGCTTGAATGTTAGTAAATTCTTTTTGGTTATATTCACCAGTGGTGCTGTAATACCTTGCTTTTTTATCACCAGCTAAAGCCCGTGTAACTTCTGCTTCTAGCTTGGCTGAAGCGTAATCAAGAGCACGGGTTGTGTCACCATTAAACTTGACCAAACCTTCTTTATAATCGTTTGCAAAATCTTGTTGCATTACCAAATTAAGACGTTCAGTTTGGAAACTAGCAGAACCTTCCAAAGAATCTCCCATGATTTTCATGGCAGCTTTCTTAACGGCTTTTAAAGTTTCACTGTAGTTAGGACCAAAATTTCTAAGTTTAATCGTAGCGTCATATTGTTTCTGAACTTCTGCACGTAAAGCAGGGTCAGCAATAGACAACACTTCACCTTGCGTAGCACGTCCAGTTCGAATCTTTTCAAGAATTAACTGGGCTTTTTGTTCAGATTCAGCTTTGTTCTCAGTTACAATCTGCCGTTGAAGATCGTAAAATTGTTTCGGAACACGGCCATATTTATTTAGAAGTTCAGCTTCTGCAGTTGCTAAAATGTCTTTATCGTCTTGAGCTGGGTTTGCATCCAATTGAGCTAGGAGCCTTGGCATAACCCTTTGAAAGGCTTGCGTAGCTTCCCTATCTTTAGTTGCTTCCTGTAGACTGAAAATAACGTTTTGACCTCTAGCAATTTCTGCTTTAACAGTCTCAACTTGATCTTTCCATCTGTCTCCCCAAGTTTCTCCATTAGGACCAATCCTTGCTGCTGCCATCGCTGCAAGGTTGTACATGGGATTACCGTCAGAATCGACTTGTTTTGCAGTTTCCCGGAGAAATTTTTGATAACCTTCATTACCAAGAAGACTTCTTAGAGTGTCAGCCTCAGCTTCAACAATATCTTGAGCTTGTTTAGAATCTTTAGCGTTTCTCAGTTTAAACCGGAAATCAGTAAGTTGACCATCAACGACATCTGCATGATGTGCTTTGGCAGCACTATCTACAAATGATTGGGTAACGTTAAAGATGTTATTGTAAAAACCAGTTTCCTGTTTCAGAGCAGCTAGTTGAGCTGTAGTTCCATGAATATCTTCAAAGACTTTCAGCTCTTGACTGGCAACAAGTTGGGCTCGATTACGGTCCCTAGCAGCTTCCATTCCAGAAAACATTTCACCTGTTTCTGGATCGCGGTATTTTTTAGTACCGTCTTGTAAAGCTTCCCTAAGAAACGCACTCCATTTGTTACTGACGTGGTTTAAAATTGCAGATTTACTATGATAACCAAGTTTGTTTAATCTTTGAAGAATTTTGTCAGCATCATATTCATCTAACCCTGCTTCACGAGCTTGGGCAAGTTTACTTTTGCTTTGAATTTCTTCAATTTGAACTTCAGTTTTGAGACCTGCTAATGCTTTAACGTCTGGATGATTATCACCCAGCAACATAATTTCAGCTGCTAACGCCTTATCCTTTTGAGTTAATTTCTCAATTTCAATTTTACGTAATTTATCAGCAGCTGTAAAACTCAACCTTCCAAGATCCCCAAAAATTTGTGCACTTGCACGGGAATCCATTTCAAATTGTTTTTGAGCACGTTCAGCCAAAGCTCGTTCGTTATCAAGCAGCGTCTGTTCGTTTTGTTTTTGAATGCGGTAACTGGTTTCACTTTGTTGTTGTTCAATTGCCGCATTCTCTTTCATTGATCGGGCGATGTTATTGCGGTCAGAAATAACTGCATCCCGCTCATCTCTTAAAGCTTGGGTAATCCTATCAGCATGTTCTTGTAAACGTGTGATGTTTTTCTCAGATACTTGTTCTGGGCTAAACCCACCCGACTGTATAGTGCGTCTATATTTTGCCATAGTTGAGATAACCTCAATAGTTTTGGTTTCCAGGCCATCCTGCTTGAACTGCAGCAGATTGTTGTGTTGTAAAATCACCGCCGTTATTAGGATTCCAGTTTATTTGAGACATCCCATACAAACCGCTACTAATACCACTAATGATTGGAGCAACGACACTGTGGTGTGTTCCAAGAGGAGCCATACCAGGCAGAACTTCAGGAGGTTCGACCCAATTAGGTTCGGGTGGTATAGTCGGCAACGGAGGATCAGGCATCATGGTAGGACGTAGCATACGTGCAGCTTCCACTCTAGCGTCAGCAGCGTGTTTACCCAAACTAATATCAAACATTCTAAGGTTAGAAGCCTGAATTTCACCAGTCAGACTTGCATCAAGCACAGCCAAATCACGTCCAATTTGAGCTTCGGTTGATTGAACAGCTTTGTTCATAGAACGACCAGCTTGACCCAACCGTGCTTTACCTGTTTGCTGTAACTGTTCTACAAGCATGTCTTGCCGTGTAAAACGGTCCTCTTGCATAACCTGATCAAGAGCTATTTGTTCACGAGTTCGTCCTTGAGCAGCAGAAATATCGTTAAACGTTAGCTGTTGATTCGAGTTCTGCACATTCATCAAATATTTCTGTGCATCTGTTTTATACTGCAAAGAACGTCCCAACCTGTCATAGTTGTACGCCTTCATCGCAGTTTCAAAATTGTAATCGGCTAAATCACGCCAATTCTGTTGTGTGGCTTCAAAATCTTTTTTTTGCCACTCGTTAGTAATATCAGCAATTTCTTGCTGACGTTCCTCCATTCTACGTATGTAGTCTTGCTGCGCAGAATTAGCATTGCTGGATTGAACGCCACCAAAAATACCACCAATAACACTAGTAACGACGCCTGCGGCTGCCCATCCTGCCATTAGATAGCCCTCCTATAAAAACGTGGTGAATAATTACCTTCCCACATCATTGACACCAACGATACAGGGTATGGAAGATTGCTTGTCACTTTAAGTTCAAAATTAGTATTACGTTGATGGATAGGTACGGTAAACTGCCGATCATTTTTTACTGGATTTGCATCGCCCTGATAAACATCAGCATCAGTTGTAGATTCTACATCAATCCATTCATTAGAACCAGTGGCTCGTATTTTAAAACGAATGGCACCTGTTCTACCGACCGAAAATTTAACTCTAGAAATAGTTAGAGTCGCAGTAAAATCAGTGGTAACATCATTAGGTCGGAAATAGAACTTAGGGAAAGTTACCTCAAATTCATAAGGATAACCGACAATAATACCGTCATCATAAGATGAGAAGTTACCTTTAACTTCAAAATAACGGTAACCAGTTACAGGTTCAGTGCGCTCATAAGCGGTTGCCCAGTAACCAGCATCAGCATCAATTTCCGTATCCGTACCATCATCAGCCAGTGGGACAGTCAACAGCATCGCTGCTTCCCGTTGTTGGAATGGTGTGTAAGGAACGTAGATCTTTGTGATGTCGTTAGTTTCGTCATATACAACTGCGTCTACGACCCCTACGTTGGGCGACACAGGCCTTGTATACATGTCTAGGCATGGATTACCATTAGTACCTGTAGAAGTCGCTACAACGTCTCCTGAAGGGATTTCATCAAGGATAAGTGTTCCAAGAGTATATTCATCTTCATGTTGTGAAACAACGTACACAGTATCATTGATAATAGTAGCAGTTTCTATAGTCCCTGGTAGTTGCCACTTAGTCCACGCTTGAAATAGGTCTCGTTCACCATTGTTGAAATAGCGGTAAAGGTAAATATAAGAAGTATCACGATCAATCAACATGATCAATGAGTTTTGTGGACTGACAGTTACATCATCAATTGTTGCTGGAATCCATTCAATAACATTTTTACTGATGTCAACAACAACAGGCGGTTGCTCAACATCTCTAAGTTGAAGCGTAAACAGCTTACTGTACCCAGGTACCTTACTAATAAATGCTGAAGTGGTACCAACATCCACAGGTGCAATGTTAGTATCCATTTCATAGTTAGAAAGGGATCGAACAATTGCAGAGGTAGGAGTCAAGACGCTGCCATCTGTAGTAAAAACTTGGAACTGCTGACGTTCACTAAACAGAATCAAACCTTGAGGTGAAGGAAGCACATCAGACAAAGTAACAGGACGCACACTAGATACGTTCAAATCAACAGGGTCTGATGCAATTTGAGTAATAGCAGATTTTACAAAGAAATTATAGGTGTCATTAGCTACACCAAAAAATACGTTGTCTTCTGACAACACCCCAAATCGGTTGCTGTAGAAAAATGTTGATTGAATGGGATAACCGATAAACGACGGTTCTGGACTGGTGACATCATCACCCGCTTCTCTTGGCTTCCATGTAATTGGACCAAACGTAAAAGTAGTAGGTCCAGTATTTAGCAATGCGTGAGGCATTGTTGAAGCATCGAAACCAGGAGATGCATCACGTGCTCGTGTTTCTTGCCAATAACCACGTCCATAAAGACCATCATACGCTTGGTATTTAAGATGGTAATCGTCTTCATCAGCTGCACTGTTTAAAATGCGTATCTGATGATTATGGAAAGAGGTAAGGGGAAGCTCAGCTACCGTGTTTAGATCATCAGTAAAAACTGACAAAGAGGTGTTATCTAAACCACCATAAGCTTCAATCTCAAATTCTACATATGTACCAGTAGGCACGGAGTAATCAGTTATAACTGTATTACTTCCTGTAGTACGTTTAACAACAAGTGTATTTAGATAACCTTCAAGGTACCAAGTACCATCAAAGTCACTGTTACTGGCTGAGTGTTGAGCTTGAATTAATGCTCGAACGCCGTCAACTAGGTGATGATTAGTATTAATATCTGAAGAATTAAACTTCAGCATATCATCATAAGTAGTAGCCGCTTGAGCAACTACAGTTGTCGAAACATTTTGAATAGTTACGGTGTACTCATAACCGTCAATAAGAGTTGCAAGCTTGATTGATGCAATAGCATTTTCAACAAAATTACCCGCTGCTTGCATAGCAGTCGTTACGGTTTTATTTGTTACAACAGTCGTATCTTGAACACTACGGAAATGGTAATCCTTAGGATCAGCAACAGTTAAATAAGAAGCGCCACTGTTAGTAACTGTACACGGTGTGCCTTCATCTGCAGTCCAAACATAAATATTTGAACCTTTAATAGCACCAATGTAAGAACCGTTTACACCTCGTTCAATAAAGAACCAAGCAGAGTCAGCAAGCTCAGCTTCGGTAAATACACCACCACCTAAAGCGGGGTCTTTTTTTAACTGATTGATAAACGACATACCGGGTCTTTTAAGAAGACCGTAGGTAGGATCAGGGTAACCGTTGATGCATTCAGTAAGCTGACCGTTTAGTTTCTTGTCATCATTTTGTCTTGAGACACCACCAAGAAAGTTTGGTGTCAGTTGTGTTACTGCTGGCATTAGCGTTGCAAGGTATGGTACGGTTGATAGCTTTGGTAATAGTTTTGACCTTTCGGACTACCGAAGAAGCTATAATCTCCTTGGCTAGTTTCATACTCCAAAGCCATAGCACGAGTAAACGCTTCTTTTTGCTGCAACACTTGGTATTGAGCACCATCACCAATAATACGACTGGAGACAATAGCAGCAGCACGTGCTACAATAAATGCTTGAACTGGTTCAGGAATGCTACCCCAGTCCAACTCCCAAATAATATCTACATAGATAGTTTCATCAAGCCATTTATATGAATGAGCAGTTCGGTCATAGAGTTTACCTCCACGGTTAATGCTATCCCGATCCATATTCTGGGTGTAGCTCTGATTCAGATCCATTTGAAGAACATTATTAGGAATGTTTACTTCATTGTTAGAATCAGGAGTGATGGGATAATCGTATTCTTTATTGAAAGTCCAGCCTTCAGCTTGTACTTCGCGTGACACTTCTCGAAGGGTGTTGAGTGCAATCGCAACGTCCGGGTTGGTTGGGGTTTCAACTCTACTTGTAACAATGG